CGAACTGACCGCGACATCGGCATTCCGACCGACGGCCCAGGATGGCGTTGTGCCGTTCTTCGACCGGCGAATTGTCTTCCCGTACTGGAGCCGCGGGCACGTGGTCTTCATGATCGGCAGACGAACGCCGTGGACGCCGGAGTTCGAGTGGGAGAAGTCGAAGTACAAGAAGCTGGCCATTCGCAACGACCGAAACAACAGCCACGTAGCAGCGTGCATTCGGAACGACGTCCTGTACAACGAAGACGTGTTCCTCGGGCGCCCGGAGCGCGTTGTCATCACAGAGGGAGTCACCGACTGCATTTCGCTCATGGAGCGTGGGCTCCCGGCGGTATCACCCGTCACCGTGCAGATCAGGGAAGCCGATTGGGAGCGCCTGTTACCGAAGCTCGCTGGCGTGAAAACGGTCTTCATCTGCCAGGACAACGAGGTATCTGAAGCGGGCATGCAGGGCGCGCTGAAGATGGCACGCATCCTCGGAGACCATGGCATCGCGACTCGCGTTGCCGTCCTGCCACTCGGTGAAAAACAGCGGGCAGCGCGGGAACGGATCACTGGCCTGCCTCAGGGCAGCTCGGAGTTGGACACGCTCCAGGCGGACGCCAAGATTGACGTCAACGAGTACTTCGCGTCGGGCAAGACGGCGGCCGACTTCGAGGCAGTGCTCGCGGCCGCGCAAACACCGCTGGAAATGGCGGTCTCCAGACTTTCGCCCGCAACTCCTGATGCGGACCTCGCCAGATTGCTGGAACCCATCCTTGCGCAGGTAAACCGCCTGGACCCTATCGAGCAGCACCAGCACATCCGTCTGATTCAGAGCCAGTGCGGACGGGCACGGCTTCCCGTTGCGGCATTGCGGAAGCAGCTGAAGGTCGTTGAATTGAACGCCGCCACCCGGCGCAGGCACAAGCCGGGTGCGGGATCGGCGGGACTGCCGCCGGAAAATGAACTCCCGTCGATCCAGGTCAACAACCGCCAGTTGCGGGACGTTCTGGACGATACGTGGCGGGCTATTGCCACGAGCAACGGTGATCTGAGCAACTTCGAGCGGCTGCCGTTCTTTCTGTTCCAGCGGCAGGGCGCGCTCGTGCGCCTGGTCGCGAACGGCTCCGACGGCGGGCTTGAGATCGAAATGGCGCAGGACTCGTCGGTCTTCGCCCTGCTCGTCCACGCCGCCAACTGGATCAAGCTCACCGAGGAGGCCGTTCTTCACGTTCACCCGCCGCACGACCTTGCGCGCGTGATGATGTCGTTTCCTCATTCGGATCTGCCGGCACTCGAGGCGGTGCTGCGGACACCCGTCTTCGGCAGTGCGGGTCAACTGATCCGCGCAGCTGGGTATCACCGCGACGAACGCGTGTGGCTGCAGCCGCGGGAGCAGTTGGATTTGCCCGCGATTCCGGAGACGCCGGCCGAGGATGACATCGCGGCCGCACGGGCGCTGATCTTCGACGAACTGCTTGGGGATTTCCCCTTTGTCAACCGCTCTGATGCGGCGCACGGCGTGGCGGCGATGATTCTGCCGTTTGTGCGGCGGCTGTTTCGCGGGCCCACTCCCATCCACCTGATCGAGGCGCCACGTCCTGGCTCGGGAAAGGGGCTGCTGGCCAATGTGATCTCCCTGGTAACTCACGGGACAACCTGTGAGACCAAGACGCTGCCCGGCGATGAAGAAGAAGTGCGGAAGCTGCTCACGACCGAGCTTATCAAGGGCCGGCCACTGATCCTGCTCGACAACGCGGATGAGCGCAAGCCCATCCAGTCGGGCGCGTTGGCATCGGTTACCACCGCTGAGATCTGGGGCAACCGGCAGCTCGGCAAGCTGGACAGCGTCTGTGTGCCGAACCTGGCGCTGTGGCTCATGACGGCGAACAACCCAAAGCTGGCGGGCGAAATGGCGCGGCGCTGCATTCGGGTGCGGATCGACCCGAAGATTGACCGGCCATGGAAGCGCGCCGGCTTCCGGCATCAGCACCTGCTCGATTGGGCGCGGGAGAATCGCGCGCGGCTGGTGCATGCGGTGATCGTCCTGGTGAAAGCATGGTTGGCTGCGGACCGCCCAGCCCACAGCATCCGTCTGGGTTCGTTCGAGCGGTGGTCCAGTGTGGTTGGCGGCATCATCCAGACGGCGGGCATCCCCGGGTTCCTGGAGAGTCTCGATGAGTTGTACGACGCGAGCGACAAGGAAGGTCAGGAGTGGCGGGCGTTCGCCGAGGCCTGGTGGCGGGCATTTGGAGCCGAGCCGCAGAAGGTCGCCGACCTGAATCAGTTCTGCGAGCGCGAAGGCTTGATGCTGGACGTGCGCGGCGACCGGTCGGAGCGTTCGCAGCAGGTCCGGTTGGGCAATGCCCTTCACAGCCATCGGGATCAGGTGTATGAGCGCTATCGGATCGTTAAGGTCGACCCGCCGCGGCAGCACCGGGGCACCAGCATGTACGCGCTGGAGACTCGCGATGCCGCGGAGGGCACGTCTGGAACTTGCCGGGATCTTGAGGATGGAGATCCCGACGGCCTAATTCCCATCGGGCCAATCGGCTGCGAGGCAGAGTCGAGAACGTCGGGATCTTCAACCCAGATCTCTATACACGAGATTAAAGAGGATGCGAATTCCGGGGAAGAGAAAGAAAGAGAACAAATAGAAGAGAGCAGCGCCGGAACCGGCACGAAGATCCCGACACTCCCGACACGTGCGTCAACTCCCTCAGGAACAGACACTTCGTGCGTCGGGAACCTGGGCACCGAGATCCAGACACCGCGACGGGAGCAACAGATCGATCTCGCCGACTTCGAGGAGGAACGGTGACCATGCTCTTTGTCGCCACCTCGCTGGCCGTGTGGTCGACCAACGAACCTGAGCGGTTCGCGCGCGACTTCCAGATCAACGACACGGTCTACCGGCGGCTCGATCCCGACTACTACGCGTGGCTGCGTTCCCGCATGGTTCTTGCCAAGCGGGCGGCTTCCGGCGGCAGGCTCGATCCCGAATCGTTCGAAGACCTGCGGAAGCGCTTCAATGCTGTCCACGAGTGGGCAATCGAGCACTTCGGAGAGGCGGCCCTGCTCAGTGCGGTGAAGACGCTGCGGGTTGCCGACTACGAACCACCCGTCCCCGACGACGATAGGCCGCGCGTGCTTGCGCCACCGATGAAACCCGGCAACGATCCCGACGTTGATGCTATCGCCAAGGTGGACGCCATCGCGGATACCGCGCTCAGCTTGGGCTGGAAACGTGAGCGACTGTATGGCGTTGGGAACGGACGTCTGTTCGATCCGAACCGTGGGCTGGTGTCGTTTCTGAAACAGGGAGATCGGCTCGGCGCGGTGACCCTCCAGTCAATTGAAATCATTGGGCCGCCCCCGTCCGAGGTGCGCCAGCACTTCTACAACCCGGATGTGGACCAGCCATGGATTCGCCGGGTCGCCGCTCCGGCAACGGCATGAAAGAGAATCGGCACTTTCTGTTTTGGCGGTCTGGCAAGTATAGATTAGTAGGGCTCGGTTCGAAGGTCCGGCGCAAAGCGCAGCTTCCGGGAGACGCCCCTCAATACATCCCTACGAGCGCCGGGACTCTCGCAAAACTCCATCCCGCAATTTGCAGAGCCAGGAGTGTCTCCCGATGGCAAAGCCAATCCCGCTCTATGCGGCGGACTTGCATCTGTGCGACTGGATCTCAGAGCAACGGGCCGTTCGTCTCGAACGCCTCGGGCTTGCGAAGGTCATTCGCCATCCGAAGAAGGGCCACATTGCCCGTTGCGTGTTTCACCGCCGCCCAGGTGAGTCCGTCCCGCGCCTGCGTGGGAAGGCTTACTCCCACCGGGAGCGCCTGGCGAATGGACACGTGACATGGACGCTGCGCAAGCTCGGCAAGGGCAACGAACTGCGACCGCTGTTCCTGCAGGTGGTGACCGATTGCTCGGTGCAGTCGTGATCGACCCATACCTGCAACGGCAGCTCGACCTGGCAATCCTGAAGCAGGCGTTGCGCGATCTCTGGCTGCGCACTGACGGCTTCCGCATGACGAAGGACGAGCAGGAAGACTGCTCCGACCTGATGCTCGATGCCGCCCGCTGGTGTTTTGTTGACCGCCATCCAAACCATGTCTTCAGCTTCCGTCAGGTGTGTCAACGATCCGGCATCGACCCAGCGAGGAACGCGCTCAAGTTGTTCACAGACCTGCCCATGGAACGTAGGCGTGAGATCTGGGCGGCGCTGCGACATTACGCGAAACGCCACCTGCCTCGCAGTTGGCAGGCGTGCCAAGGCCAGGCGGTGCCGGGTCGTCGGCCCAAAGGACGCCGCTATCTGTAAGCATTCTTGGGTCCTTCCTGGGTGATGCGGCGGCGCGTTGCACGATTGCACAATTTCGCTAGCGTCAGACGCGAAAGTTGGTCGTCGGTCGTCGGGTTTGGGTCGTCACCGGGGAATGCGTTGATCTACGGCAGCGTCTGTTCGGGAATTGAGGCGGCGACGGTCGCCTGGGAGCCGCTGGGCTTCCGGCCCGCGTGGTTCACCGAGATCGATCCCTTCTGCTCGGCGTTGCTCGCGCATCGGCATCCGGACGTTGAGAACCTTGGCGACTTCACGCGCATCAAAAGCGGCGCAAGGCCAATCGACATTCTGGCCGGAGGCACTCCCTGCCAGTCCTTCTCCATCGCCGGCAGACGAGGCGGCCTGGAGGACGCGCGTGGCAACCTGGCCCTCGAGTTTTGCCGCCTTGCTGGCAGACTGCGGCCTCGGTGGATCGTCTGGGAAAACGTCCCCGGTGTTCTGTCGTCGAGCGGCGGGCGGGACTTTGGAGCCATCCTCTGGGCGCTGGCGAAACTCGGGTATGGTTGCGCCTGGCGAGTGCTGGACGCTCAGTTCCTCGGAGTGCCCCAGCGACGCCGTCGCGTCTTCGTTGTCGGACGTCTTGGAGACTGGCGCGGTGCCGCGGCGGTACTTCTTGAGCGCGAAGGCCTGTGCCGGGATACTGCGGCGCGCCGCAAGGAGAGGAAGAGCGTTGCCGCCCTTACTGCGGACGGCGTTGGAACATGTGGCGCGGATGATAACCAGGCACAAGCCGGCCACTTGATCCCGTTTGGAGGCAACAAGACAAGTGGGCCAATCGAAGTCGCCACCGCCTGCAATGCCCACGGTGGCAGCATGCGGATGGACTTCGAGACCGAAACATTCTGCGTCGACGTCGCGCCGCCGTTGTTGGCTGGCGCAAATCGCACGGGCGGGGACCGGTTTCCCGGCATGAGCGCGGATACATGTGAATCGCTTGTGACCCACACGCTCCGGGGCGAGGGCATGGACGCGAGCGAGGATGGCACTGGGCGCGGCACGCCACTGATCCCCATGGCATTCTCAGCCAAGGATTACGGCGCGGATGCGGGTGGAACCGCTCCGACGCTTCGGGCAATGCCGCACCGCCGTAGCCGCGCGAACGCGGGCGGCCAGGTCGCCGTCTGCGTCCAGGAAGGCCAGACCGGTGTTCGTGAGTACGACACGGCGGGTACGGTGCGGTCAGACGCGCCCGGTTCGCAGCCGGGCGGCAGCCTGATCCGGGACCGCTACGCCGTGCGGCGGTTGACGCCACGGGAATGCGAGCGATTGCAGGGCTTCCCGGACGATTACACGCTGTTCCCTTACCGGGGCAAGCCCGCGGCCGATGGCCCGCGATACAAGGCAATCGGCAACTCAATGGCGGTGCCCGTCATGCGATGGATCGGACGCAGGATTCAGATTGTGGATGCCATCCGTGGCTGAAGGCGCAATCTCGCCAGCGATGGCGCGGCGGATCGAGTTCTGGCCCGTCGAGCGGCTGGTCCCGTACACACGGAACGCGCGCACGCATTCGGATGAACAGGTTGCGCAGATCGCCGCTAGCATCGCTGAATTCGGATTCAACAACCCGGTGCTCGTGGACACCAGCGCGGGCATCATCGCTGGTCACGGGCGCGTCCTCGCGGCGCGTCGCATTGGACTCACGGAAGTGCCGGTGGTCGTCCTCGACCACCTTTCCGAGACGCAGAAACGCGCTTACATCCTGGCCGACAACCGAATCGGCGAGAACGCAGGTTGGGATGGCGAGATTCTGCGCGTGGAGTTGGAGGATCTCAAGGATGCGGACCTCGATCTGGCCGTCCTCGGCTTCAGTGAAGACGAAGTGGCGGCCCTCCTTGCCGAGGCCGGGCCCGAGGACGCGCCATCTGCCCAGGAGGAAACGCCCGAAGAGGTCCCCGAACCGCCGGATGAAGCGGTCACGCAGGCTGGTGACATCTGGATCATCGGGAAACACCGGTTGATCTGCGGAGATTGCCGCGATTCTGCGACCGTGGCGCGGCTATTCGATGGCGCGCGGGCGAATATGGCGATCACGTCGCCGCCCTACGCATCGCAGCGCGCGTACGATCCGTCGAGCGGCTTCCGACCGGTCCCGCCAGGCGAGTATGTGGCCTGGTATCGCGCGGTTGCCGAGAACATCGCGACAATTCTGGCGGCGGATGGCTCCTACTTCCTCAACATCAAGGAGCATGCCGACGGAGGCCAGCGGAATCTCTACGTCAAGAAACTGACCATCGCGCACGTAGAGCAGTGGGGCTGGCGATTCGTCGACGAATTCTGCTGGCGCAAGACCGACGATGGCGTGCCGGGCGGCTGGGGCAATCGCTTCAAGAACGCCTGGGAGCCGGTGTTTCACTTCTGCCGCCAGGAGAAGATCAAGTTCCGGCCCAAGGAAGTCGGCCACTGGTCGGACGACTGCTTCGATTACTCCCCCAGAAACCCGAAATCGACGTCCGGCAGCGGACTGCTTGGCACAGGGCCGCGAGGTGCGGCCGCGGATCAGGGACACAATCGTGGCTCCTGGCAGACCACCCGGCAGAACGCGGGCGATAACAACGGCCGGCACGGCGGAATCGCGCGGCCGAGCAACGTGATCGAGGCCAGGACGGAGTGCAACCAGGGATCGCACTCCGCGCCGTTCCCGCGTCCGCTGGCCGAGTTCTTCGTAAAGGCGTTCAGCGATCCCGGCGACGTCGTGTTCGACCCCTTCCTCGGGAGTGGAACCACGATGGCCGCCGCGCAGGTGCTCGATCGGTCCGGTTACGGATGCGAGATCTCGCCCGGGTACTGCGATGTGATCCTACGCCGCATCGAGCAACTGGCCGGAACCGAGCCCGTGCTCGCGGCAACGGGCGAGAGTTTCAGCGCCGTCGCGGCGGCGCGCATTACCAGTTGACCAATTCCCAAGACGAAGGAGAAGACGCACATGCCTGAAGTAGCTACTCCGAACCAGGGCGAACGCGAGTTCGAAACCGGTACGGACGAGTTTTTCAAGAACGCCAACGCCACCGGCGGCGCCAACCACAACGAGAACCAGCGCGTCACGTACGCGAACATCAAGCGCACGTACGACGTTTATCAGGACCTGGACGTCCAGGCCGCGCGCCAGTCGCTCATCGAGCAGACTCGGCTCAACCAGATCGCGTCGCAGGCGCTGCAGAACGCTGTGGAGACCGCCAACATGGTCGGCAAGCAGGCCATCCGGCACGCCGACGTGGCAGCCGACGCCCTGTGGACCGACGAACTCAACCCGGTGTCGCGTGGCGCCGGATCGAACCTCACCGCGGGCGCCGTTCCCGCCAACCGCGCCACGGACGTGAGCGCGGCCGGCGTGGGCGTGGATGCCCAGGCAGTCGCGGCCGCCGTCGCCAAGCAGGTGGACGCCACCGTCACGCCTGTGCTCGCCACCCTGCAGCAGATCGTCCAGGCGCTGACCACCGCGACCACCGCGATCGCCAACACCGTGAACCAGGCACAGCCGAAAACGGTGTAGTCAACCGGGGCGGCTCTCACGCCGCCCCCCATCCTCTCTGGAGCCCAAGCCGATGAACACTCTGCTCATCATCCTGAAGATCTTTCCCCTGGTCCTGGCGGCGGTGCAGGCCGTCGAGCAAGCGATTCCGCTGCCCGGCCAGGGAAACAAGAAACTCGAACTCGTGCTCGACGTCATCAAGTCCGCCTACGACGGCAGCGCGGATCTGGCCAAACAGTTCAGTTGGGACAAGCTGGTCGCTGTCGTCGTGCCGATGATCGGCAAGATCGTCGACTTGCACAATGCCCTCGGGCTGTTCGAGAAGTCCACCCAACCTAAAACCGCATGACGAACCTGCAGGTGGAAACGTGGCCGGTCGAGAAGCTCATTCCGTACGCCCGGAATGCACGCACGCATAGTGCCGACCAGGTCGCCCAGATCGCGGCATCGATCGCCGAGTTCGGGTGGACCAATCCCATACTCGCCGGCGCCGACGGAATTGTGATCGCCGGCCACGCCCGCCTGCAGGCGGCACGGAAGCTCGGCTTGACCGAGGTTCCGGTCATCGTGCTCGATGGCCTGACGGAGACGAAACGGCGCGCCCTCGTTCTCGCGGACAACCGCCTGGCGCTCAACGCAGGATGGGACGAGGAGATGCTGCGCGTCGAATTGGAGTCGATCCGCGACGACGGATTCGACCTCGATGTCCTCGGCTTCACGGAGGACGAATTGGCGGATCTCCTTCGCGATCCCGAACAGGTTCAGGAAGGCAATACCGACGAGGACGCGGTGCCGGACGCGCCAGACGAGGCCATTACCAAACCCGGCGATGTGTGGATCCTCGGTGAGCATCGCCTGCTGTGCGGTGACGCCACGCAGATCGAGTCTGTGGAGAAGGTTCTCGCCGGCGGGCTCGCCGACATGGTCTTCACCGACCCGCCGTACAACGTGAACTACGGCGCAACGATGAAGGACAAGATTCGCGGGAAGAAACGGAAGATTGCCAACGACAACCTTGGCGCGGACTTCGAACGCTTCCTCCGCGATGCTCTCGTAAACATCCTGGCAGTGACGAAGGGCGGGGTCTACGTTTGCATGTCGTCGTCGGAACTGCACACGCTCCACCAGGCGTTCACGGAGTCGGGCGGGCACTGGTCCACGTTCGTGATCTGGGCGAAGAACACGTTCACGATGGGCCGGTCGGATTACCAGCGCCAGTATGAGCCGATCCTGTACGGCTGGAAGGACGGCACCGATCACTTCTGGTGCGGCGCTCGCGATCAGGGTGATGTCTGGTTCGTGAAGAAGCCGGTGTCAAACGATCTCCACCCGACCATGAAGCCGGTGGAGTTGGTCGAGCGCGCAATCCGCAACAGCAGCAAGGGGCGGGACACGGTCCTCGATCCGTTCGGCGGCTCCGGCACGACGCTGATCACGTGTGAGAAGACCGGACGGCAGGCCCGCCTGATTGAACTGGAGCCGAAGTACTGCGACGTGATCGTTGCCAGGTGGCAAGAGTTCACGGGGCAGAAGGCCCGGCTGGAAACGGGGCCGGATGAATCGTGCCCGTAGCGACGGCTGCGGAAATCGAGGTCCAGATCGCGCGCTGCCGCGCCGAGATCGCCGGCATCGAGCGACTGCTGAGAGAGGGCCATCCCGACATCGAAGGCCTTTGCCTGGGACTGTCGGACTGGTCGGCCGAGCTACGGCTCCTTGAGGGGGAATGTGAACGAGCACTTCTTTCAGATCCTGATTCCGGTGACGGGCCTTGTTTCGGGTCTGATCGGAACCTACGTGGGGCTGCAGAACCGTGCACTCCTGGCGGAGGTCCGGAAGGAGTTGGCCGAACTCGAGAATCGGATCATCACGAGGATCAACGGCACGTACGTCCGGTCGGGTGAGTGCAGGCTACGCGAGGAATTCGTCCACGAGAGGCTGGCCGCGATCACGGACGAGTTGAAGAACAGAAATGCCGCCGGTTTGTGAAGCCGGCGGCGGGGATTCGTCTGGAGAGTTCAGGCGGTGCGGTACGCGCGCTCTCCGTCGGCGCGTTTGAAGGACTCGACGTTGAGCCCCATCTTCTTGGTCAGGCTGCCTGAGATGAAGCCGCGCACGCTGTGGGCCTGCCAGTCGGTCGCGTCCATGATCTCTTTCAGGCTCGCGCCATCCGCCCGGCGGATCAGGTCGAGGACGATGGCCTTCTTGCTGCCCTCGCGCGCCGTGGGCGCGCCCTCCGTGGCGGTGGCGTCCTTGGTCGCCTTGGCTCGCTTCGGCGCGGTAGGGGCCGCCTGTGGCGCGGGGGTGGGCGTCAGTGCCTGGATGGCCTTCCAGATCCGGTTGACCGCCGTCTCGCGGTCCGTGAACTTCTTGACCGGCTTCAGCGTGTCAAAGGGCACCACACCGGCGAAGCCGTTCCAGACTTCGACGAACCGGCTGATGGGCCACTCAGCGGAGACTTTGGCAAGCTCCTTCTCGGTGGCGAAACGCTGTTGGCTTTCGGGCGCCTGTTCGGCGGTGGCGAAGGCGGTGATGTTGTTGTCCGTATCGATGGCAAACGTAGTCATGGTTTTCTCCTGATTCAGAATTCGATTTCGTCGACGATGCGGCGTGCCTCATCCTCGGTGATCGTTTGCGCCACTGGGGCTTCGAAGCGCAGGCGGGCAGCGGTCCTAATGCGGATCTCGCGGCCCGTAGCGAGGTTGATTCCGTACCACCCGCTGCGGTCGTGCTCGCGGGTGATGCGGACTCTGGCCAGAGTTCCGCTGACCTTGACGATGTAGGTCGATCCGACCTTGACGTTCAGCTTCCGCATGTTCAGTACTCCAGTCCTTTCTGATCCACCGCGCTGCGGTCGCCAAGGTGGGCCAGGACAAAGGCGAGTTGTTGGGCGATGTAGTCGAGGTCGCCCACGTAGCACCAGTTCCGGGGCTCCGTGGTTTGTTCGGCTTGATGGGCATCCAGGCGCTGGCCGATCCGTTCGAGCAAGTCGGCGCATTCGGCGTGGCGCGCGGCGTAGGCTTCCGCGGCAGTCTGCTTGGTGGTCTTGGTGGTCCGTGGCATCGATGACATACATCACTTCGGCGGGGCCGAATAGCAAGGCTGAAGCTCGGTTTCCGGGAGAAAAGATTCAATGGCGGCGGTGAGCCTGCGGGCATACGCGAAACATCGCGGAGTGACGCTGAAGGCTGTGCAAAAAGCGATCCAATCCGGCCGCATTCGGACCACAGCGGACGGGAAGATCGACGCCGATCAGGCCGATGCCGATTGGGAGCGCAACACGGGACCGAAGGTTAGGCGAACCGCCGCCAGCCCGCCGCCAGCGGCCACAATCGAGCAATCGCGCCCGGAACCTGCCGCAGGCGGAACCCTCGATTACGCGAAGGCGCGGGCGATCATCGCCCACTACGAGGCGCGCCTGGCCAAGATCGACTACGAAGAGCGCATCAAGAAGCTCGTCAATGCGGATGAAGTCTCAGTCGCCGGCTTCAACCTGTTCCGGATGTTCCGGGACCGGATGCTCAACATTCCGGACCGGGTTGTCGGAGCGTTGATCGCGGAGATCCGGGAGGCCCTTCGCGTCCACGGCATTCTGTTGGCCGAGATCCGAGGCTCCCTCGAGGAATTTGCGGATGCAGCCCACCGCTGAAGCGATCTATTACCGGGCGGCGGCAGCCGGAGCTCGGCCGGATCCACTGCTGACGATCTCGCAGTGGGCCGACAAGTACCGGAAGCTGTCGCAGCGCGCGTCAGCCGAGCCCGGCCCATGGCGCACGGATCGCACGCCGTACCTGCGGGAGATCATGGACTGCCTCTCGCCGTCGTCCGCAGTCGAGCGCGTGGTGTTCATGAAGGGCGCGCAGATCGGCGGCACCGAGTGCGGGAACAACTGGATCGGATACATCATCCACCAGGCGCCAGGGCCGATGATGGCCGTGCAACCCACGGTCGAGATGGCAAAGCGCAACTCGAAGCAGCGCGTGGACCCCCTGATCGAGGAGTCGGACGTGCTGCGCGAGTTGGTGCAGAGTCCGCGCTCGCGCGATTCAGGGAACACAGTCCTTTCGAAGGAGTTTCCTGGCGGCGTCCTGGTGATGACTGGCGCGAACTCTGCCGTCGGCCTGCGCTCGATGGCGGCGCGCTTCCTGTTCCTGGATGAGGTGGACGCGTATCCGGGCGACGTCGAAGGCGAGGGCGATCCGGTCAACCTGGCCATGGCGCGCACGCGCACCTTCGCACGCCGGAAAGTGTTCCTCTGCTCTACGCCGAAGATCACCGGCATGAGCCGGATCGAAGCCGCTTGGGAAGAGAGCGACCAGCGCCGCTTCTGGTTGCCGTGCCCGGTGTGCCGGGAGTTCCAGGTTCTGAAGTTCGCGCAATTGCGCTGGCCGAAGGGCGCACCGGAGAAGGCCGTCTACGCGTGCGAGCACTGCGGCCAGGAGATTCAAAACCATCAGAAGCAGTGGATGCTGCCGCGCGGGGAGTGGCGGCGGGCCGCCGTCGGAGACGGACGAACAGCGGGCTTCCATCTGTCGAGTCTGTATTCGCCGGTGGGCTGGTTCGCGTGGTCGGATGCCGCCAAGCAGTTCGAGCAGGCGCAGAAGAACCCGGCGCTTCTGCAGGTGTTCGTCAACACCGTCCTGGGTGAGACGTGGACACTGCTTGGCGAGGCTCCGGACTGGCAGAAGCTGTACGACCGCCGCGAGACATACAAGGTCGGCACCGTTCCGCGCGGTGGCCTGTTCCTGGTCGGTGGCGCGGATGTCCAGAAGGACCGCATCGAAGTAGAGGTGGTGGCATACGGGCGCGGCAAGGAGTCGTGGTCCGTCGATTACCGGGTGTACGAAGGGGACACTTCGCGCACCCCGGTCTGGGAGAAGCTGACCGGACTGCTGAACGAAACGTACCCGGCGGCAAGCGGAATCGAGTTGCCGATCCTGCAACTGGCGGTGGACTCGGGCTTCGCCACGACTGAGGTGTACCAGTGGGCACGGCGCCAGGGCGGCCGCGTGCTAGTGATCAAGGGCGACTCGCGGGCGCCGGCACTGGTTGGGTCGGCATCGCCGGTTGAAGTGGGTCCGCTGGGCGCGAAGCTGAAGCGTGGTGTGCGCGTCTGGCCGGTGAACTCCGGCATGGCGAAGGAGGAGTTGTATCGCTGGCTCCGGCTGGAGCGGCCCACCGATGAGGACCTCGCCATCGGCACGCCATTCCCGCCCGGCTACTGTCACTTCCCGAAGTACAGCGAGGAGTTCTTCAAACAGATCACCGCCGAGCAGTTGGTGACCAAGATCGTCAAAGGCTATCGCCGGCACGAGTGGCAGAAGATGCGCGAGCGCAATGAAGCGCTCGACTGTCGTGTCTACGCCCGCGCGGCCGCCGCCCGCGTCGGCCTGGACCGCTTCCAGGAGAAGCACTGGGAGGCGATGGAAGAACGCGTGGGTCGCGCGGAACATCCGGCGCCGCACCCGGAGCCAAGCAAAGAGCGGCGGCGAACCGGTCGCAAGATTCGGGGACGGTTTCTCTGATGGCTTACACCCAGGCACAACTCGAGGCGCTCCAGGAAGCCTTGGCCTCGGGCACGCTGACGGTCACCTACGAGGGCCGCAGCATCACTTATCGCTCCGTCCAGGAGTTGCAGCGGGCGATCACGGTCGTACAGAACTCGTTGAACCAGCAATCCGGCAAACGCACCCGGCAATACCGGTTGTCGGGAAGCAAGGGGCTGTAGATTGCTACTTCTCGCCCGAGCAGCCATGCGAAATATCGAGCCGGCCGGGGCCTTCATATCCAGCCGCGAAAACGTGTCTGGCGGAATAGCAATCTGACTGGCTGTATTTGCCGCCCACGAATCGGAAAACCTCAAGCGTCCTTTCAGACGACGATACATGCGATGCAAGGACCACATCATGGAATCCGTTTGTTGTTGTGTCCATCACGCGTATCTTCTCGAAACCGCCGCCGTGCTCTCCGGATCGGCTGTCCAACAGACGATCGATGCCTGATGATGTGATGCGCAGTATCAGGACAATGCAGTTGCCGGTCCCGCCGCAGGGGCCTAACCCATTCCCCTGTGCGATGACCTCGTTCTTGCCGTCGCCGTCCAGATCGACGAGCTCAATTCGCGTATCTGCCGCGAGTTTCCGCATTTGATCCGCCGGGATATCGGCAAACATTTCGACGTCATGAGTGTTGATCGGATGCTGAAAGCGGTCCAGAACGAAAGCGAGCACGGAGGCACGTTCCTTGCCGGTCAGGTCTTTTGTTGTAGCGATCGTGTTTCGATAGCTCAATTCGTGCACCAGCCTCTCACTCCACCGAAAACGCTGGGTGGGACCGTCTTGGCCAACCGCAACCGTGATTGAAAAGAGCGCTAGGCTCATGAGCGCCACGAGATACCGCTGATTCATAGTCTCCACGACTCCGCAAAGTTCGATTGTAGTTCGATGTCTCGCCATCTATGGCAACCAGTGTCTCGAAGCCTCCGCATTCGTTGATAAACGCATTCTGCCCATGTTCGACATAACTTCCTTCCTGAGTCGCATTAAGCGGCGCGGCGCTAGCGCCACGCCATCCGGACCTCCGGCCCGGCGTGCGTCGAGTTTCCCGTACGAAGGCGCGACTTCGGGGCGGCGCCTGGGTGCCTGGTCGGCGACGCGCGACGCCATCAACTCGGTCTGGTATCAGAGCGCGGACCAGTTGGTGGCGCGGTCCCGCGACCTGGTCCGGAAGGACGGCTGGGCGGCCAAGGCGGTAGACGAGTGGGTGTGCAATGCCGTCGGCAACGGCGTGAAACCCCAGTCGCTGCATCCGGACGAAGCGACGAAGACGAAGATTCAGAAGCTATGGTCCGCATGGGTGAGCGAAGCCGACGCTTCAGGGACAACGGACTTCTACGGGCTCGAAGCGCTGGCGTTCCGGTCGATGGTCGAAGGCGGTGAGTGCTTTGTTCGCAAGTATGTGCGCGCGGCCACCGACGGGCTGTCGATTCCGCTGCAGCTTCAGTTGATCGAATCTGAGCAGCTTCCTTACTATCTTGCCCGGCCAACTCCGGAGACGCCGGCCGGAAACGTCGTGCGTTCCTCGATCGAGTTCGACGGTTCGAACCGCCGCACGGCCTACTACTTCTACAAAGAGCATCCCGGCGAGCGCCTGTTCTTCCCGAACGCGTTGGACCTGATCCGCGTACCAGCCGGCGAAGTGATGCACCTGTTCCGACCTTTGCGGCCTGGGCAGATCCGCGGTGTGCCGTGGCTCGCCAACGCGCTGGTACGCCTGTGGGAACTGGATCAATACGATGATGCCGAGTTGTTGCGGAAGAAGTTCGCCGCGATGCTCATGGCGTTCATTGTCCGCACCAACCCGGACGATCCGTTCTTCCCGAACGCCGGTGACCAGCAGACCACCGAATCGGGCGGCGACGCCGCGCCGAACGAGCCGGGCGTGCAGGTGGCGCGGCTCGAGGCGGGCACCATGCAGGAACTGGAGCCGGGCGAAGACGTCCGGTTCACGGAACCTGCGGATGTAGGCGGCAATTACGAGGCGTTCGAACGCCAGACGCTGCTGCGCATCGGCGCCGGACTCGGGTTGCCTTACGACATGCTCACGGGCGACCTGTCGCAGACGAACTACTCGTCGATCCGCGCGGGCATCCTGTCGTTCCGGCGTCTGTGCGAGCAGATCCAGTACGGCGTCTTCATCTTCCAGTTCTGCCGGCCGACGTGGCGCGCGTTCATTGAGCAGGCGGTGCTCTCGGGCGAACTTGATGCCCGCGACTATCAGGCGAACCGCGCCGACTACCTCGCCGTCGAGTGGCACACGCCGAAGTGGGCCTGGGTCGATCCGGAGAAGGACGTGAAGGCCGAGATCATCGCGATCCGCGCCGGCTTGAAGTCGCGCGGCATGGCCATCAACGAAATGGGCATGGACGAGGAGGAGGTGGATCGCCAGATCGCCCGCGACAACGAGCGCGCCGATTTACTGGGCCTGATCCTCGACTCCGATCCGCGCCGTACCGATGCTCGCGGCGCGCAGAAGACAGAGCCTGCGGAGGGCGGCGACGAGGCCAACAAGGAGACGAATCCGTGAAGACCAGCTACCTGCCACGCCTGGCCGTGCGTGTGTTCGACGAGCCGCTGCTCATCCGGCCTCGCAAGCTCTACGTGATCCTGCAGGCTATCGGGCCGCGGCTCGGGCTTACCGACGCGGACGTCGAGGTGATCGCCGCGCGCATGCCGCCGGATGACGACGACGCCGAAGACGAGGATCTGTTCTCGGCGAAGCCGTATCAGGTCACTTCGGAGGGCATCGCGGTGATCGGCGTCTCCGGCACGCTCGTCAAGAAGGCTAGTTGGATGGACGCCTGGTCCGGCTTGCAGTCCTACGAGATGATCCGCGCCGAGTTCCGGGATGCGGTGGCCGATCCGCGTATTCGGGGCATCCTGCTGGACGTGGATTCGCCGGGCGGCGAGGTGGGCGGCCTCTTCGATCTCGCGGGAGAGATCTACGGCGCGCGCCAGGCGAAGCCCGTCTATGCGGTCGCCAACGATTCCGCATTCTCGGCGGCGTACGCCATCGCATCGAGCGCAGAGCGGTTGTTCGTCACAACCACCGGTGGAGTGGGCAGCATCGGCGTGATCGCGATCCACGTTGACCAGTCTGCTTATGACGAGAAAGCGGGCCGCAAGTACACGGCGATCTTCGCCGGAGCCAAGAAGAACGACTTCAATCCGCACGAGCCGCTATCCGATTCCGCAAAGGACGACCTGCAACTGGAGATCGACCGGCTCTACGACATGTTCGTTGGCATGGTGAGCCAGAACCGCCAGATGAAGGCCGCGCTGGTGCGGAACACCGAGGCCGGACTGTTCTTCGGCGAGAAGGCCATCGGCGCGGGCCTCGCGGATCAGGTTGGCAGCTACGAAGATGCTCTCGCTGCGGTAACCGAAGCGGCGAAAGTGTCCAGGCAAGTTCGCGTCGCGGCGTCTGCCGAGACGCACATCACGAAGGAGGAATCCCCTATGGAAGACGTGCAAGCGCAGACGGCAGACGCGCCCGCCACCCCGGCGCCGCCCGTCGAAACGAAACCCGCGGCCGAGACGCCCGACGCCGCCGCAATTGAAGCCCGGTTGCGCGCGGAATACGAGGAGATCGCCGCGCTCTGCAATCTGGCCGGCAAACCCGATTTCTTGTCCGAAGCCATCTCGAAGAAGATGACGCCGGCACAGGTTCGGGACGCGCTGGTGGCTGCGAAGGCGCAGGAGTCGCAGCGCACGGCGGTGCAGTCGCACGTGCAGGCCGCCCCGGTGGGAGCGGATGCGCAACTCAACGCGGCCGCAACCAATCTCGCGGCATCGAAGGGCATCTCGTTCGCGCAGGCGTACACGGAGGCGCTGAAGGCGAATCCGGCCCTCTACCAGCAGTACCTCGCTGAGAAACCGGCTGTGCGGCCGAACTGAGCGAGCCAGACCACAGCAAAGGAGCGATTAGCAATGGCTTTCGAAGTCGGAACGCAAACGGTGTCCGTGCCCGCGAGCACGGATCTCTCGGCAAAGCAGTTCTATTTCGGCGTGATCAATTCGAGCGGGCAGGTGGCGGTGGTTGGCGCGGGCGTCGCGGCCGACGGCGTCATTGCGAACAAGCCCGATGCGCAGGGACGCGCGTGCGCCCTGCAGACCATGCCCGGACAAATTGCGCGCATTCAGTTGGGCGGCACGGTCGCCAACGGTGCGCTCCTCGAGGCGAACGCCAGCGGCCAGGCAATCACGCAGTCCAGCGGCAAGATCCTCGCCCGGGCGCTGGCGGCTGGTGTCGCCAACGACATCATTCCCGCGCTGCTGATTCTTCAGCGGTAACCAATGAAAGGAGCTTTGAAGAACCATGTACACGCCGACTCCCGGTGATGTTCACGTCAATACGCCGCTGACGCAGATCAGCATCGCGTATCTCCAGCAGCAGGATCAGTTCGTGGCCGCGCAGGTGTGCCCGGTGATTCCTGTCGCCAAACAGAGCGACCGCTACTACGTCTACAATCGCGGCGACTTCTTCCGCGACCAGATGCAGAAGCGTGCGCCTGGCGCGCCGGCCGCCAGCACGGGCTACCGGCTCGACAACACGCCCACTTACTTCGCCGAAGTGTGGGCAGAGGCCAAGCCGATCCCGGACCAGCTCCGCGGCAACGCCGATGCTGTGCTCAACATGGATCGGGACGCCACGGAGTTCCTCACCCAGCAGGCGCTCATCCGGCGCGAGAAGATTTTCGCGGCCAACCTGTTCGCTGCCGGCAAATGGGGCACGGATATGGCGGGCGTCGCTTCCGGCCCGACCGGCGGCCAGTTCTTGCAGTGGAACGACCCGGCCTCGAACCCCATCGAGGACATTCGCGCCGGCAAGCTTGCCATCAAGCAGGCCACCGGCTATCCCGCCAACACGCTGGTGCTGTCCGAACCGGTCTGGCTGAAGCTGGTGGACCATCCCGACCTGGTGGACCGCGTGAAGTACGGCCAGACCAACGGTGGTCCGGCGCGCATCACGCGCGAGGCGCTCGCCGCCATCCTCGAACTCGACCGCATCCTGGTGATGGGCGCCATCGAGAACACGGCAGCAGAGGGCCAGACCGCCGCGCACTCATTCATCGGCGGCAAGAATGGGCTGCTCTGCAACGTGGCGCCGAATCCCGGACTGCTCACGCCGTCGGCCGCCTACACTTTCGCATGGACCGGCTACCTCGGCGCGGGCAACGAGGGCAATCGCGTCAAGCGGTACCGCTGGGAAATCATCTCCAGCGACATCGTCGAGATCGAAATGGCCTTCGACACCAAGCTCATCGCTCCGGAGTTGGGCTATTTCTTCTCCGGCGCGATCGCGTAGGGGGGCGGCTATGGCTTACCGCTCCCTGCCGGAGTTCGATCCCTCGGCGCAGTTCCTGTTCACCGCGCGCGTGCCCGTCTTCGGTGGCGTTCCAAGGACGGCGGGTGAGGTCTTCCCGCCGCCCCCGCCGGAGCCGGGCGCCGCGCGGATGTACTGGCGGCGCCTGAAACAGTTGTACGAGAAGCGGATGGTGACGATGGTCGTGCCGTCCGCGACTCCCCTAACGAAACCTCGAAAGGAGAAGCCCCATGGGCGCACAAAAGTTCAAGGGTAAGGTCAACGTGCCGCTGCTGTCCCAGGGTGCAAGCGACCTGCGGTGGGCCGATGTGTCCCTCACCAACGCCGATATCAAGGCGCTGCGTGCAACGCCGAAGACGCTCGTGCCCGCGCCGGGCACAGGCAAGGTGATCGAGTTCCTGTCTGCTGTGCTGATGCTGAAGGCCGGCACGAACGTGCTGACCGAGTCCACTGCGAACCTGGCCGTCCGGTACAAGGACGGCGCCGGCGTTCAGGTGTCGCAAACGATCGAAACCACCGCCTTCATCGACCAGGCTGCGGACCAGATCACCTACGGTGTGCAGAAGCTCGATCCGATCACCGCGCGGTCTGGCTGCGAGAATCAGCCGCTGGTGCTGCACAACCTCGGCGCGGGCGAAATCGCCGGCAACGCGGCCAACGACGCCACCATGAAGGTCAAGGTCGGCTACCGGATCCACAGCTTCTGATATGGCCGATCCGTTTTCCGCGCTCAACCGGGCGTGTGTGGGGGCGTTCGGCGTCCCGGTTTCGTATCAGGCCGCCGCCGGTGGCGCGCCGATCGCGATCCGGGGCGTGTTCCAGAAGGACACCGATACGGAACGGGAGCAGGACGCACTCTATGCACGCCTTTTCATCTGCCTCGCCGATCTTCCCGGGCGACCGGAGCGCGGCGATGAAGCAACAGTCAACGGTGAGACTTTCGCGGTGTTCCAGGTGCTGGCCGACGCGATCGGCGGCGCGTGGCTCTCACTGCGCGCCCAGTAGTCCATGCCTTCGATTCGCGTCTACCAGAAGAAGCAGATTCGCCTCGACCGGCTGAACTTCCGCCAGACCCAGATGTTCAAGATCGGCAACGTGGGTGTGGCGGTGGTGAAGAACCGGCTTGCGGCGGCGCAGGGGCCGTCGGACTCTTCGGCCAAGCCGCTCACGAAGCGCTACGCCATCTGGAAGACGAAGCTCGGTAGGGGCAATCGCCGGAACCTGATGCTCTCCGGCGACATGCTCCGCAACTTCCAGGTGCGTACCGTCAGCGAGAACCGGGCGAAGGCCAGCACCTCCACGCGCAAGGACCGCATCAAGGCCTGGATCACCAGCAAGATCGAACCCTGGATCGTTTTCTCGCCCAGGAACAAAACGGCGGTGGTGAACGCCGCGAACCAGGTGCTGAACGAAGCGGTGCCGCGACTCGTGCTTGAGAAGGACACCGGAGGGAAACCGCTTTGATCGACACGTCCCTGATCGTCAACAATCTGGTCGCGCTGCTCCGAGACATCCCGGCCCTGGTGACTGAGATGGGCGGCGATTCGTCGCGCATCTACGCCTACCACGACTCCTACCCGAAGCACGTCAGCCTGGTGCACGCGATCCACAACATGCCGTCGCCATCCATCATGGCTGTCTGGCAAGGAACGCAGCCGGGGGCCTTCGGTGGAGTCGATGTCTGGAAACACCAGGTCACGCTCTTTCTGCGGGCCAAGGAAGAGACGACGGTCGGTACGGCGTACTACCGGCTGTTTCGCCTGATCACGAAGGGCGTGCCGATAACGGCGGGCATCGCGATGCTGAACGCCACGGTCCACCCGTCCTGCTATCCCATGGACCTGCCCCAGATCCAGCGCCAGACCGACGCCGAAGGGCTGGACTACTTCGAAGTACCCCTGTCGTTCACGGAGATTGGCGATGACTGATTACGTCTACATGCGCCCGCCATTCGGCGAAGGCGAGATTCGGAAGGTTGAGGCGAAGCCGGAGGTGCTCACTCCGCTCATGGTTGCGGGATGGAGCCAGTGCGACCCGCCGGAGCCTGGCGAGGAGGTGAAGACCGATGTCCACGACTAGACTGCAGGAAGTCCTGATCGGATTTGGCCGGGGTAAGCAGACGGATATCGCCACGGCGAATCTGGTCGCGAACATCTGGCAGTTGAAGAAGCTGAACGCGCAGCTTGCGAATCCGAAGCTGAACGTCGAAAACGATGCGGACGAGTACGGCAAGGGCCACGAGTTTCCGACTGCCACGTTCAAGACCGCTTACGATGTCGGCGGCACCATCGAAAAGTACCTGAGCGCGGAGATCGCAGCCTGGGCCATGTGCTTCGGTCTGGGCAAGGTGGTGAAGTCGGGCTCGACGCCGAACTTCGTTTACACCTGCACGCCGCTGATCCCGGCAAGCGGCGACGCGGCCGAGTTGCCGTACTTCTCCTTCATCGAGCAAATCCGGCCCGGCGCGGGCGTCGTCATCGATCGCATGGCGGTGGGCTGCTCGGTTGAGGGCTGGACCATCACGATTGGCTCGGGGCCGGGCCGCGCGAACAGCAAGATCAGCATCGAGTTTGCCGGATCGGGGAAGATGACGGAGCCGTCCGGCATCACGCTGCCGGCGGCCATTGCCGAGAAGTTGTTGCCGTCTGCGTCCCTGGCGCTCAGCATCAACGGCGTCGACTATGTCACCAACAAGAACATCGTCTCCCTCGAAGCCTCGTGGAAGAACAATATCCGCATGGACCAGGGCTTCTACCCCGGTTCCGGATTCCAGACTTCGGGCGACGCCACTTCCGGCGCGATCCGCGGGCGCATGGAGTTCGGCAATCGCCAGGGCAGCCTAAAGTTCACCGCGCGGTTCGACAGCGCCTCGACGGAGCTGACGAAACTCAAGGCGCAAACGACGGGCACCGCCGTCATCACGCTTACCTTCGATACGAACAACTCTCTCCAGATCACCTGGCAGAAGGTGGTGTTCGCGACGGCAGAGGTGGGCGAGACGGACCAGCTCGTGACTGTGGTTGTGGAGGCGACGCCGCTGTACGACTCCACGAACGGCATCGTCACCGCCGTCGCCAAATGCAACGTCGATCAGATTTGCCAGTGAGGACTCATCATGGATACGTCACTATTCGATTCGACCAGACCGATCACCATCAACCTGCGCGGACCCGAGGGCGTGAAAGCCCTCCATGTTCGCTTTCCCACTGACGACGAGTGGGCGGAACGCCAGCGCCGCCGCAAGGTGGTGATCAAGCAGTTGGGCCGCGGCATCTCGGAGACCACTGTCGCCAACGGCGAAGATGTCGACGCGGCGCTGCTGGCGAAGATCCGCGCCGAAGACACGCCGGAGGTGGATCCATTCGAGGCGATGCGGGTGATCGATCAGTTGTCCCAGGCCGATGTGGACGATGTGATTCCGGAGGCCGGCGGCTTTCGTGTAACCCTGCGCGTGCTGGGCGCCACCACGACGCATGTGCTGAAGATGCCCTCGGCCAAAGACGTCTTCGATTACCGGCGCGGCTTCGCCCGGGTGCTCGACCTCCCGTACAACCGTCAGGAACTCACCATCAACCTGGCCGCAGCCAGCGCCCTATATAAGAGGTTGCTCCAGTCGGCGGAGGGCTATGCCGGCGATGTGCCCATAATCCATCAGGCGGTCGCGGTAAAAGCTGCCATTGACGCTCTCGATGCGGCGTTCGCCGAGGATCGCGAAGTAAGTTTCTAGATGGGCAGTGGCCGGAGCAGCCGTCGTACAGGTTCCTCGTGCATTGGGCGCTGCGGCGCGAGGAACTGTGCGACCCCGGCCTCTGCCCCGACGCGCCGGACGACGGCGGCCGCTGCGATCACTGCCCGCTGGACCGATTGGACGCGGCGCAGGCGTCGGAGAAGGGGCTGGTGATCCGGCGGGCGCTGGATCTGATGGGCGCGCTGAAACTCGGCATTGGGATTTCGCTGGACGAGATTTCGGCGAATGAGCTCTGCGCAATGCTCATCATCACGGATGAGCGCGACTTGCTGGAGGGACAGAGATCGCCAGGACTGTTGGTTCGACCATCACGGTGATATCAGGCTGTGAGCAGATCCCGCCACTGTGCATAGGAAAGAACGCGCGAGGGACGGGGATTCGCTCTATTCAGAATCTTCAACGCTCGTCGTTGGTGCTTGTCCCTAGTAACGAAAACATCGCAGATCGGCAGGTAGGTTGCGGACCAGAGGTCCAGATGACCAGGGTTGCTCTTTTGCCCGTAGCCTTGCCTTTGAACCGCGCGTTGGTAGATCGCACACGCGTAGCCGATCAGGAACATGCGCCACTCGTAAAGGGAGTTTAGGAGTTGCCACAGCTCTGAGCGGGGAAGCGTTGCACCTGTTGCCCTCTGGTAAATGGGGTTTACGACTTCGTAGAGGAACGCGTCGTCTTGGGCGTAGTGTTTGACGAGCGAACCGATGGAACGGGGACGTTGCGTTCCTGCGACGAAAATCGACTGTAGCGCATCGCGAAGTCCTTCGCTGAAGCTTCTCAATACGCTTTCGCGATCCGCGTTGAAATCGAGAGCCAGCTGTTGTGCGGCTTCATCTACCTGCGCTGGGTCATTCAGTGCGACCCACGCACCCTCGGCATCGCTTCCAGCATTGAGCGTGAGGTTGGGGGCACGTCTCGAATATGCTTCACACGCCATGATGATGATCTGATTGGGTGATGCCATTGGCCGGTTATCGCGACCAAGCATCTTCATGAGGCGCAGGATGCCCAACCGTCGGCCGCTGTTTGGGTCGGCCGCAACCTCAGCAATGGCGATGCACGTGGGGAACATCGTTCGGGACAACGCGGCCTCGATCAGCGACTCGCGGTCCGGATCGTCGAATAGAGCATTCCAGGCGCTCGTGTCCAGAATGTGCTTGTCATGCACGTCGGAGAGCATCCGTGTTCGTGGCGCAGAATTCGCGAGCAACACCTCCAGAATAGGGCACGCCAGTTTGGCCTTCCAGTGCCTCCATTTCCCCGATGCCCGATAACAAGCTCGAACTCGTCGTCGAGGTGGACGTCAACAAGGCGAACGCTTCGATCAAGACCGTCAACGCCGGTCTATCCAGCATCGAGCAGTCGGCGTCGAAGGCGGCGCGCGGAGCCTCCTCCGGAATCGACGGGCTGACGGCCAGCATGGTGAGGGGCGCGACCGCCGGTTCGCTGCTGGCGGATTCGATCAGGCACGCCCTCGAGTGGGTGAAGGAGTGGACCATCGAAGCGGCGCGGCACGCTGCTAACACCGAACGAATGGAGGTGGTCACCAAGGCGCTGGCGGCGCGGCACGGCGAGAGCGCCGAGGCGGCGATGAAGGTCGTTGAGGCGGTCAAGCGAATCGGCTTCACGATGGCCGACGCCGAGGGCGCCGTCCAGAAGATGATCATCGCGGACCTGAGCCTGGACAAGGCCGAGGGTCTGGCCCGTGTCGCCAAAGACGCAGCCGCCGTAAGCACAAGCGGACTCAAGGCGAGCGAGGCGATGGAGCAGATCGTCACCGCCATCGAGTCCGGGCGTGGGCGGGGCCTCCGGGAACTCCGAATCTTCGTCGATCTCAACAAGGAGACGGAGCGCGCACAGAAACTGGCGGAATTGCAGGGCCGCACTCTCACCGAGAACGAAATCATTGAGGTGCGCCATGCCGCGATCATGCGCGAGGCGACCAAGCTCCAGGGTGCCGCGGCGTCGCAGACGGACAGCCTGCAGGCGCAGACGCAGGCACTCAGCCGGGAAGTTGATGCACTCCGCGAGGCGGTCGGCTCGCAATTCCAGGGGCTGCTCAAAGAGTGGGTGGTCCATCTGCGCGAGCTGGTCGGATTCCTGAAGGACAACTCATCGCTGGTGGTGAAGTTCGCCGAGGGCGTCCTGGTGCTGGCCGGCGCGCTGGGCACGGTCACCGTCGCCATGAAGGCATTCAAGTTGGGCGCGGCCGGGCTGGAGGCGACGCTGGGCGGCCTGACAATGCTGCGGAACGTGTCTTTTGCGTTCAGCAACGGACTCACCGGCGCGCTCGTGGGCACGGAAGTGGTGCTGGCAAACATCGCCAGGCTGTTGCCTCCGGTGGCGGCGGGGTTGGCCGTGTGGTGGGGCGGCAACAAGCTCCTCGAACACGCGCAGGGCAACAAGCAACTGGATACGACCGCCGAGGCCATCAAGAAGATCAACGCGCGCCTGCGGGAAACGCCGGAGTGGTGGATCCAGCACGGCATGACGCCGCCGAAATCGCGTATCGACACGATCGTCGACTACATCAAGACCCTCGATTCCAAGAAGCCCACTACCAAGCGGGAGCCCACCGACGCTGAACTCGACCGCATGCTGGCGGATCGCAAGACGCGTCTGGATGCCGAGCGGGCGAGCCAGGACTACTACCTGCGCGCGGTAGAAGAGCGTAAGAGCGCCGAGCACGACATGGCGCGCTCCCGCATTGAGGACTCGATGAAGATCATCGAGGCCACGCAGTCCGAAACAGAAGCCGCGCGGGAGTCGCTGGATGTCGTCCTGTTGTCGATGCAGGAACGAAAGGCCGGACGGGAGAAGATCCTCCAGGAGGAAGCGAGAGAGCTCGCCCGGCTTTCGACGCGCGTCGATGAGAAGACGGGCGTGATCCAGCACGTCACGCTCAACCAGTCCACGTTGGAGACGCTGCACAAGAGCACCGCCGAGAAGCTGGCCGCTTTCGACATGCGTTTCAACGAGGAGGAAGACCGGCGCATCCAGGCCATGCTCAAGGCGTCGGCCGCCCGCTCCCAGAAGCTGTTCGAGCAGTTGTACGTAGAGCCGATGAAGCAGCAGTTGTACGTTTGGGAGCAGAAACAGGATTGGCAGGAGAAGATCGACGACCAGACTCGCGCGGCCCGCATCGCGGCGGTAGACCAGCGCAAAGACCTGGAACTCGCCCGACTCGACGCGGTCGACGCGGTCACCATCCAGGACAAGATCCGCCTCGAACAGACCAAGACGGCAATCGAGGTTCAGGCCCTGCAGGAACGCGCCAGGATCGAGATGGAGCAAATCGATGCGCGAACCGAACGCCAGGTGGCGGAGGCCCGCAAGGCCGCGATGGCGCAAGGGATCTTCTACGAGCCGTACCTGCAGGAGATCGAAAGCAAGATCCGGGACCTCGGGAGCCGAGAGAAGGACGCGCTACAGAAGGCCGCGACGTCCGATGTCGCAGTGGCGCAGGCGAAAGGCGCGGCGGCGACGCGCAAGATCGTCGTCGATGAGTACCGCAGCATCTTCCAGACGCTGAAGCAGGAAGCGGGAGGTGTTTTCGATGCCCTGGTCACCAAGTCGCAGTCGGTCTGGGCCGCTATCGGGAACTCGCTGAAGACCGCGCTTCTCACTGCGATCAAGGATGTGGTGACGTCCCGGATCGCGATGGCACTGATGAACCTCTTCGTTCCGGGATCGGGCGTCCAGATGCAGCAGAGCGGAACGCCGAGGGCTGGGGGCGGCGGAATCCTGGGCAAATTGGGTGGCATATTCGGCGTCGGCGCGGTGCCGGTGTTTGGTGGCAGCGGCGCGCAGGGTGGCACACCGCCCTTCGTGCCATCGACGTCCGGCGGCAACTCTGGGATGGGAGCGGCGACCGCAACTGGCGGTATCTTTTCGAAGGCCGGACTGGCGGGATTCTTTCCTGGCCTGAAGTCGTTCCTGGGCTTCGGCGACAACAAATGGGTAGATCTCGGCGGCGGCCGCATGGCCACGGGCGGCTGGATTGGCCAGTACGGCTCGCTTGGTGACAAGCTGAAGGCGCTCGGGAAGTCGGACGCGGCGGCGATGGCCGGCGGGCTGCTGGCGTTGGACGGTTTGCGCCGCGGCGGCTACGCGGGCCTGGCGGAAACGACCGCCGGTGGCGCGATGATCGGCTACAAGTTCGGTGGTCCTTTGGGCGCGGCGATTGGTGCCGTGGCAGGGGCCGTTGCCGGCATTGTGCGGCTGTTCGTCAAGGGCGCTGTCGACAAGGCGAAAGAGAAGATCAAGGCTCTGTACGGAGTAGACATCTCCGACAAGGGCGTGCTGCAGCAGATCGTCGACACGGCGAAGTCGGCGTTTGGCGGCAACCTCGACCTGGCCATCCGCTCTCCGCAGATCCGCGACCTGATCCAGTTGTACGCGATGTCCACCGGCCAGAAACCCACGGGGATGCCGGGCACGGTGACGCCGGTGTCGCTGGTGGAAACGGGTGGCTCGCTTTTCCAGGCTCCAAGCTACAGCAATGGAACTCCGCTGCCTGGACTGTCGGGACTTCCCGGCCTCGACCAGATCGGCGCAGGAACAGCTTCCGGCGGTGGTCTCGTGATCCAGTTGGATGGCCCCGCGACAACGGCCCTGCTACGCGGTGAGGCGGTGCAGGCGATCGCCGACAATCCGCGCGTCGTGCAGTCCGCGGCCATGGCGGCAACAAAGTCGAACGCCAGCCGCCGGGAGATGACCGCGCTCCAGTTGAGCCCCGGCACGATTACTGCGTGAGACTCGACAAAGCGCGGCGACAGGCGCTTTCAACTGATGACATGCAACCACCATCTTCCGCAAACCCAAGGACCGCGTCCCATATCCAAATGTCCACACTACGAGCGTTCGCCAAATCGCCGAGGCAGCTTGTCACACGGTGTTGGATTTCATTGTATGCGCGCAAGCGCGGAGGATCTGACACCGCGTCGGACTCAGGAACGTAGGTCTCGCGAGCGGCTACCGTTAGTTCCAAGGCTAGTCGCGCGAGAAATCGAAGTTTTCCGTCGGGGGTAAGTTGTGAGACTGCCTCTTGCACGTCTGCGATGGGCATTTTGTCCACTGATCCGATACCGTCAACCTGTCTGATCCCGCCCTCGACGATAACATGCCCGGCAACATCCAGAATGCGGCGCCCTCGACAGTGCTGCCCCCATCGCTGTCCCGGTCGTTCGTCCATGAGCGCGCGTACCCGCTCATCGAGAACGAATACAAGAACGGCGAGTCGCAACGCTCCGTCCTGGCTGCCAACAGCCGCAAGCGGTGGCGCCTGTCGAAGCGACTGACGCCAGCGGCGCTGCAGACGCTCCGCAACTTCTACGATGCCCGTGGCGGCACTGCGGAACCGTTCTGTTTTTACGACCCCTACGAGACGAACCCGAAGTTCTCGTATGACCCGGCCGGCCGAGCCACGACTGGCCGGTACACCGTCCGGTTCAACAGCGACTGGCAGCAGTCGTCCGGCCCAGGACGGTCAGACGTGCAGATCGAACTACTCGAATTGGCTTAGGAGATCCCATGTTGATGCTCAAACCTGGAGTGAGGATCACCGGCTTGCGTCCGGAGATCCTGTTTGCGATCGTCGCCGCCGAGCGAGCATATCAGAAAGCAGGCCACGACTGCGTCCTCACGGCCTGCGTGGATGGCCGGCACACCACCGGTTCCCTTCACTACGCGGGGCTGGCGGTGGATCTGCGCACTCGCGACGTGCCGGCCGCCGAACTGAAGGACCTTCTCGCGTGCATTCGCGATTCCCTCGGCCCGGATTACGACGTGATTCTGGAAGCCGATCACCTCCACATTGAATTCCAGCCGAAACTGTCCCTGACCAATGCCTGACCAGATCGGCAACATCTTCGTCCCGGAGATCCCGGTTTCGGGCACGTTCCCCATCGTTCCGGATTACCAATATGGGAGATCCAGGCATCCGGAGGTCGCGATCCATCAATTTGGCTCGGGCAACGCGAAGATTGAGCAGCGATTCGTCCTCGGTAACGGGGCGCGCCGTTTCACCGTTCGGCGCGCCTGGCTCCGAGATGCCGACCGCATTGCGCTCCGGAACTTCTGGGAATCGAAATACGGGCCCTACGGCGCGTTCACATACAACGCGCCCAACGATGACGGCAATGGAACCACCGCCTACACCTGCCGCTTTGCGAATGAGCCGCTCTCCTGGGAGATGGTGGCTGACTGGGCTTGCTCGGTCGGCGTGACGCTCATCGAGATTCCGTCCCTTGCGCCAAGTTACTCGCTCAACTCGACCGTGACCCGGTTCCCCTCGCAGGCACTCAAGGATGCGCTCCTCTCGCAGGTCCAGCAGGTCATCCCGCTCATCAAGATCGTCCCGCTCCAGAGTGGGTATCCTGCGATCTGTCTTTCCGACCGCCGTTGCACCGTCGGCGGGCAACTCTACCAGGCGCGGCTGATCGACTTCGACGGTATCTCGCAAGGAATGGGGAATGAGTCGGATGACGCCACGTTCGTGTTCGGCAACGCGGATCGCGTCATGCGCGACCTTGCCAATGACGTCGACCTATACCGGGCGTCGATCTCGTTCTCGCTATTCCACGTCGGCACGGGGATCAAACTCGACCTGTGGAAGGGCGACATCGTTAACTGGTCGCTCGATGCTGGCCCGGAGTTCAAGATCACGGCCTCCGATGGGCTGTATGAGTTGAACCTGCCATACCCGACGCGGAAGATCTCCCGCACTTGCTGGAAACTGTTCAACTCCCAGGCGTGCCCTTATGCGCAGCACGGCGCGCTGGACTTGGTTCATTTTCCGGATGCCGCCGCCAACTCCTGCGATAAGAACTACGACACGTCAAACGGCTGTCTCGCGCACGGGATGAAGCGCTATTACGGCGGTATCCTCGCGGAACCGCAAGGCGTCCGGATCAAGGACAACTCGACAGGTGTGTGGGGCTTCGGCCGGTCCACGCTCACCAGCACGTCCATCGTCGCCGACTCGATCTACGACCAGGTGCTGCCCGAGGTGTACACGGACACGGAGATGCCCGTCAACTGCAAGATCGCGGCGGGCCGGGACGAGAGTGACTTTTACGAGGCTTTGGGGATCGTGGGTGAGGGACCGCTGGTCGCGTACACGCCGACGCACTACGAGGACAAGGACGGCGACGGCAACGCGGAGACTCTGGTGGGCCACACGCTCGATGGACAGGCGCACCATGGATATCCCAAAAACGACTATGGCCTGCGGTTGGCATCCGGCAACGATCCGGCCGGCGACACCGACTTCTTCTCGCTGGATCAATCGGGCAACCAGACCGCCGGCGATTGGCGAAAGGCGTACTCCGGCAACTCGACGTACAAGGACAACTTCGCGGCGGGCACGGCGTTCATCGTGATTCGCAGGTCCGACTCCAAGGGCCTGCAACTGTCGAAGCCGGGAGACCACGCGATGATCGCCACGGTCCAGCAGGGGATGCGCGGGTGGGTATGGACGAGTCCCCGCGTGCGCGTCTACGGGCCGGCGCTCACTAACCCGGTCTGGATCGCGGTCAACATGCTGATGCGTGCGCGAGGTCTAAGGTTGGGTGCGAACGCCACCACACAGCAACTGGATGCGGCTGAGGCCCTGTTTGATGTGCAAGCGGCGATCGACGCCGCATTGATCTGCGACGACCACGTCACGAAGCTGGTTGGCACAGGCAGTGAGACGCAGTTTGTGTTTCGCGGTACCTTGCAGGAGGAAAAGCCCCTGCGGGACTGGATTCAGGAAGTCCTGATGAACTGCCTCGGCTACTACACGTTCGCCTTTGGCAAACTGCGCATCGGCATTCGCGAGAACAGCAGCGTGGTGGAGGCGTTCACTGATGGCAACATCCTCCTCGGCAGCCTGCAATTGGCCCCGCTGAAGCCAACGTTCAACCACCTCACCGCCAACTTCGCGGACCAGGACTTCGCATTTGTGACCAACAGCGTGTCGGTGTATGACGTCGACCACGCCGCGCTGATCGGCGGCGCCGGTCCGATGTACCTGAAGTCGAGCGTCAACCTGTGTGGCACTTCCATCAAGAGCCAGGCCGCACGAATTGTGAGCACGCGGTTGCGCGAGGAGTTGGGCGGCACCAGTAAATCCGATTGGAAGGCAGCGCGGCAGATCGGCTTCAAGACCACGGTGCTCGCCCTCAACACCGAACCAGGAATGGTCTGCTCGATGACCCACGAAGACATGCCAAACGGCGTGGGCGAGTTCCGGGTCGTCTCCTGGAGGCTCAATAAGGACTTCTCCATCGATGTGCAGGGCCGCACGACCACGGACTCAATGTACGACCTCGTGGCCGGCCCGAAACCCGCTGACGTCGAAGCGACACCGGTGCCAGAGGAGATCCTGTACGACACAGGCGCACCCGGCCTCGTGAGCGGCACTCCGAAGCTCGCGGACTACGGCACTTTCGCCTTGGATGACATCCAGGTGGAACCCGATGCAGCGGGCAACATGAACATCGTCTCCGCGCACGAGCTCACGCTGTCCTTGTATTACGTGGATGAGTTGGCAACAGATCTCTGGGCGAGCGTCGATGTCGGGATCGACAAAGACACCGACCCGCTCTCCGTGGCCTGCACGATCAACCCCGCCACTTCGCGCGTGTTCCGCGTCGGTGACTTCGTGATGTTCAACGACGAGCACCGAAACCCAGATGTTGGGTATCTTCGAGCTTACGAGTGCATGCAGATCGTCGGCCCGGGCAGCGTCGGCGATGTCGTGCAGACCGGGGAATTCCAGTTCGCGCGGAAGTGGGACGACGACCTGCGCCCCGGCATGGCTTGTTTCGAAACACTGAAGTGCACACACCCGCAGGGGATGCGCTTCTTTAAGATCGACTACAAGACGTTCACGTACTCGGTTCAGAAAGGCTTTTTCCGAACGCCGGGCCTTCCCGCGCGTGTCGAGGCGAAGCTCCCCTCCGCCTGTATCGTCGCGGCGGTTGTCAGCGTGGCCAATCACTTCGGCTATGGCGAGATGCGAACGTTTGGGCTGTATCATCACAGCGAACCGTTCATGCCAGGCGCCCGGACCTGCAACGGCGGTGCGTACACGTTCCAGATTCCCGGCCCGCTTGCGGTCGCCGACACGGTGGTCATTCCGATGCGCGTGCATGATAGCGCTTCGGTCCGATGCATTTTCGCGTATGTGCAGACGCCGACCACAGACGGCCAGAGCGCCTTCCTGGTGAAGTACTCCAGGGACGACGGCGCCACGTGGCAACCGCTGGAATACATGGGCATCGGACAGAAGATCCCCGACGGCTGGAAAAACACCTATGACGCGCTCGTAGAGGATGAGGGATATGGGAGGCCCGCTACGCGCCGCCTGCCCTACAACAACTTCGGCGTGGTCTTTTGCCAAGCCGTGACCGCCGGCCCGGATCCGCAAACCGTGAACACGGCATCATACGGCGCGAATCGGCTTGGCTTCGACGTCGGCGAGTTCGTCCACATCAACCTCGGCAAGGCCGACGAGGAGTACGTCCAGGTGCTGGCTGCCGACCCACCGAATCAGACGTTCACGGCAGTGTTCGCCAAGGACCATGCGATGGGCGCCACAGTGAGCCCGACGATCTGGCCGACGGCGACCCTCAATGAGGGCGACAGCCTCGCATTCGATATTCTGGCGGTTGCCAGCCCGGATCCCGGCAGCGACCTCACCGTGGTCATCCAAACGTGACGCGCTGGCGGCGTGATCACTTTATTGGAGGCTAACTTCCTGGTGCCGATGATCCGCTGGAAAGGCCGACTCTCCGTCCAGGATGCACCCAGTGATGCATTTAATCTCTATTGATGGCGGGCAAGTCACGGTAGCTGCGTCGTCTTGCTAAGCACAACTGCATGACCTCAGAGGAAGACTTCTGGCCGTTTTTCCCGCACGGCCTCTGATACCTGGCGAATGACCTCCGCGCAACTACGCACGAACGCATCGTCAACTTCGATTAGGGTCGCCACTTCTGATACGTCGCCCTCAAAGAAAAAGGTCGCGCCAGGTTGCTTAACCCTGAACGGTAACCGGTCGGCCTTTTCGACCAAAGCATCATAACTGCGGCCTCGTCCATGCTTGAGCACATTGATAGCCAGTTGTAGATCGACAAACCTTTCTTTTAACGCGGTCCGACCAGCTTCATCCAGAATACTTTGAGCCTCGCGAAAGCCATCCCTGCACTCCAGGCCGTCCTGGAGCATCGCCTCAAAGATCGAAAACATGCCAACTGCCGAGATGGCTTTCTGTAGTTGGACCATCTGAAGCGCCTTCACCAAAGGCGTCGCCGCGCTCGTCTGCAATGCCTCGATGACTCTCTCATTTGCCTCCGTAAGAGCGTCCAAGGTGAATGCAGTGCAGTGATCCACAAGCTCAACGAAACTGTGCATCGGTGTCGCACCTCAACATCAAATCTAGCAAGCTGACCTAAGAATGGAGTTCCGTGAAAGTCGGGCTGCACCGGTCACCCGTTTGTGCCAGGCGTCCCAGATGACTTCGCCGATGCTCTCGCCCGGCCGTTGTCATAGCCGCCGCAGAACCGTGAGGCTCCCGAGAGCGCTGCAG